CCATATACGATCTTGTACGTGTTGTGGGCAGGGTGTTTCTGCTTTGCCTAGTACATATTCATATACATTAATGTCTTTGTATTCATCAGGCATAAACCATTCACTTTGACATACACCGTCAAAAGTCTGTTGATCTACATCTAATGGAATATATTTTTGTAATTTGTTAAGGCCTTGTTCTTCCATTGCCTTATTAAATTGTTCCACGTCATCACTTGGATCGCACAGAACTACATGCACTTTGTCTGCATGTCCTGTATAGATCATATCTACTAGATCCTTGTTAGAGAATCGTGGGATACCGAAAGAGTCTGTTTTCATAAGCATACAGTTAGTTTAACTGATATTAATTAAATTGTCAAGTCCTGATTCACCATTATCTTGGTTTTCTTGTTGACGCTTCTTTTCTGCTACCATACGTGTTTCTAATTCTAGTTTGTACGTATCTAGTAGCATTGATATTTGTTCGTGTACTTGAGGATTGCGAGTTTGGAAAAATCGCTTGTTTAAAACTAAAATTTTATCTTCTATTTCACTTGTAGAGAGATTGTCAGTACTTTCGAACAACGGGTGCATTATGCATATGCGCCTATATAGTCAGCAAAGTATACGCTACCGTTAGTTGTCCAAATTTCAAATATATGTACTTTAGCACTATTTGTTACTGGAGTTGACCAAAAACTTGATTCACTAAATTTAATTGTAACACTAGGGCTCCACGCTATTGTATAAGATGCATCACTTGAAACTTCTAATATAACTTTTTGGTATGGACCAGCATATGCATAGCCAGTAATATCAAATGTAGCAGTGTTTGCAGTTGTGTTACTGCTTGATAATGAAATAGTATGATAGTCACCATCTGCAAAATCAATTTCAGTTCCAGTAGTTATATTCTTTTTAGTTTTAGTAAGTGCTTTTACGTTTGGATTTGCAATAGTAACTGTATTAGTAGACGACTGAACATATGTTACGTCCTCATCTTTTCTAACAATATTAGTTTCTATATCTTCTAATCTTGTTTTAACAGCATTATTGTTTGTATTGATAACAGTAAAGTTATCTCTAAATCCTTGGCTATCGTTGTCTTGCCCTGGTACTGGAAATTCTACATCCAAATCTGTTATGTTAATTGGATTGTTTGCTGGTACGTCTGACATAATCTATATTCTCCTGTTGCAGTATTTATCGTAGTTAGACGTTAAAGTCGTAATTTGCGAATAGTATATACTGATCGTTGCTGTTTCCTCTAGTGCTATCTATGATATATCTATCAACTTCAAAGTTAATTGATTTAAAATCAAATGCACTATTTTTTATATTTAATAAAATTTCATCTGCTGTTCCTGGTTTACAGTAAGTTAATACTACTGCTGGCGTATATCCAAGAGCTTCAATATTGTTTTCTTGCGGTGTACGCATCCATAATGGTAAAAAGTTATTATCTGTTTCACCTACAGCGGCTATTCTATTTCTCATATTAGTTATGTTACTAATATATTTTTGTTGTTGTTTGTCCTCATCTACTTTAATTGCATCACTATCAATCTTAAGTGTATTGGTTATTGGTCTTTGTCTAATAGGACTATTGTCAACTACGCCACTTGTATTGTCAAGTGTTTCGTATTGTATGCTGTTTATTGTTCTATCAATTTTACTTTTTACTTTTAATGTTGATTGAACATTGCCTGAACTATGATCTTGTGGATCTATTACTTCAATGTATACAACTTCGTATACTGGTATTTTAGTTCCAAGTTCATATGCTACTGCTTTTTTAATACTACCAAATTTAAATTGTTTGCGTTTATGATTTTTGGCAGCCGCCGCAACAAACTTGTTCATGTCAACAGTTTCAATTCCTGCATACATTAACATTTTTAAATCAGACTGTGTTCCAAATCCTGTATCGTTTGGTCTGTAAATTTTTTCTGGATCAAAAACAATAGGATCACTAATAAAACTATTATATAAGAATTTTTGTTGCGATCCAAGAAATGCTTTAACTATAATGTTACTGAATACTAAATCATTAGGATCATTAATTACAATAGTAAAGTTTCTTCTAATAGCACTAAATCCATATTGATCTTCAGCTCTTGTTTTAAATGTGTAAGTTTTATCAATACTTGTAGTATTACCGTCAAACAACATATCGTTTGAATCAAATGTAGTTAAACCACTTACTGCAAATCCTGCGTACACTTCCCATTTTGCAGTATCACTTATAAACTCTGCTTGACTAGTGTGTGCAATTAAACATTTATATTTTGTTGAGCCTACTTTAACAATGTCATCACTAACATATGCTCTGTTTGTTTTCCAAAAACTTTTATATCTGTTTTCACCAAACTGTTGTACCTTACCAAATATTTCACCATCGAGTGCTAAAGATAATCCTGGTGGCAATCTGCCTTCTTCTTTTATATATCTTACGTTTGCGCCTTGAACACTTGTAGTAGCATTTATACTAAATGTACTTGTTAGGTTAGCATTAATAGTTCCTAATGCTTTAGGACTTATCCAATTAAGTGTACTATCTATTTTACCTAATAACTTAACTGTAAATGTTTTGTCTTTTGGTGAAGAGTTTGTATCTTCTTTGCCAGGTATTGTTACAGTAGTTGTAAACGTTTCGTCTACATTTAAACGTGCATCTAATGCTTTTGTAAAAATTAAAACATCAAACAAATAACTTGCGTTATTAATTTCGCTTACTGTATACAATGTACCTTTAAGGTTAAAAGTTTTACCTTTTAGTTTAGCAAGATAAGGACTCTTCTTAATTCTTAGTGTGTACGCACCGCCGGCTTGTTTAACTAAACTTTCGTTTGTTCCACTAGTAGGACCTGATGATGTAAATATTGTTCCAATATTATTATTTGCCGCACCAACAGTTGTATAATCTGTAGTACCATATACACTTACAATTTCATAATTTTTACCTGCCTTCATTTTTGTTGCAGGAGTTCTATTCTGTGGGTATGTTGTTTCGTATACTTCGAAACTTAAATCTTCTGTGTTTGTTGCAGGACCAACATAACGTGTTGCTGTAACTGTAAACTTATACTCTTTAGTAACATTAGGCTGATAAGGAACTATGCCTGCTAGTTCGCCAGTGCCTGTATCTAGTGTCATACCTGGTGGTATAGAACTTTGACTACCGTCATCGTTTGTATCTTTTAATGCATATGTAATAAATCCTAATGTATTACTAGCATCAATTGTATCAAGATATAATGTTACATAATTATCAGCTCTACGATAACCTAAGTCTGCAGGTGTAAGCCATATAGGTGTTCTTACAAAAGTTGCATCAGCACCAAATAAAGTGTTACCCGATTGCATAATAGTATTGTCTGAACGTAGGAAGTCATCACCTACAACATATATTCTAAACAATCTTTTTTGTATTGTGTCTCCGTCACTTACACTTACACGGAATTGATAGTTTCTATTTAATTTTTTAGGTGACTTAGTAGCAACACTTTTATCATAGAATTCAATATCATAATAAAAACTGTCGTAACCATTTGCAGGCCTTGTACCAAAATCAAAAGGAAATGCACCATAAGGACTATCATCATAAAATCCTTGCTGTGCCGCTTTGTCTAATGCAAGTACAGGATCTACAACGCCAACAATTCTACCATCTCTAGTAAGTTGTATGCCTGGCGGTAATTCGCCATCGCCACTAGCAATAAAGTATTCTAGTGTTTCGCCTGCTTCTGTATCTGTATCAGTTGCAATTAATTGAAAGTCAATTGGCGCACTATCAAGTATGTAGTATGTTTCATTGTTTCCAACTGGAAGTGAACCTGCTGTAGTTCCCCATATAGGTTGATCAGCACCTTTAACGCTAACATTATATGTTCGGTCTTCGATGTTGCCATCTTTACTTGCTCGTAGAACAAATTTAAAATCTGTTTCTCGTGCTACTTCTAAAGGTGTTCCCTGAAGTGTTCCTTCTTTAATTCTAAGTCCTGGGGGCAAACTTCCGCTTATAATACTAATAGTGCTACCAGTTATTACACCTAAATCAATAGGCAACAGGCCAGCCGATCTATTTTCACCCGTTTTAGCTGGGCGAAGTGTCTGACCTTCTTCTACTTCTCGAAGAGTAATGTTATTTGCTAGTGTCCACAGAGCCATACAAAAAATCCTTTATATAGCATATTTATCGTCTCTTGACTTACAATCCGTCGCCAAGATCTAAACTTACATTTGTGCCGCCACCTGCAATAGCACCAAAGTCTACAACTGCTGTTTGGAACATAAAGTCGTATAAGTTAGTTACTGTAACAGGCGTAATAGATCCAAAGTTCCAACTGTTTGTAGGTTCTTTATAATAGTTAAGATCTCTTATATCAATGTTATGTACATTACCTGTTAAGTCGCCTGCAAAGTTTGCTGTTACTGTTGTTGCGTTTATTAAACCAACGTTACCTAAATTGTATCCGTCGGCGTTAAGGCCTGCCGCAAGTCTTGGTGCTGGGTCATCTTGTAATGATCCTAACGCACTTGAGTCGATAGTAATATTGCTACCATTTACTGTTGTTGAAATAAGTGTTCCACCTTGGACTGTGTAACCATTATTTTCTGTTACTGTTAAACTACCAGTATCGGCAGCCACAATAAATTGTGTAACACCTGCATCAACGTTTACAGTAATTTCATTATCTGTAGATGCTAGTGTTACATTGTTTCCGCCTACTAATGATTTAAATTGTAATTCGGCAACATTTGAACTGGCATATAATCCTTCGCCACTTCCTAAATTAAGAACAGTAGTTGCTTCTGGTGTTCTTAAATCTAGATCGTTAAAGTTAAAAACAACTTTTTCAAATGCTTCTCTTAGATCATCACCTGTGCCGTCATTTGCAACTCCGCCTAGGTTTATAGTTTTTAGTGCCATGTTTGTCTCCGCTTTACTATATTTATTACATACGTCCTACAACTACTTCAATGACACCTTTGCCATCGCTGTCTTTGCTTTCGACTGCTTTACCAATTACTGTACCTAGTTTAGGATCATTATCAACCATTGCATAACCTGGTATTGCACTTGTTACAAGCATGTCACCTTTTTCAACAGTGCCAATAACTTTACAAGGTACACGCCCTGTTAGTGCCAGTTCAACAACTGTATCACCTTTTAGTGCATTGTTCATTAAGTATGCAGGATCTGTTGAAACAACACCTGCAACCTTACGATCACCTTTTGCTGTACAAATTGTAACTTCATTGTCGCCACCAAATACTAATACTGTACCTGGCTCGTATGCTTGATCACCTACATATTTCTCAGCCAAGTCAGCAAAGTTAGCCGAACTTGCTGTACCTGCAAAATTACTTGCTGTTAGTGTTGAATCACTAGGTCTGTATTTTAAACCATCTCCACCATCTTTATCAATGCTTAGTGATTGTGATGCACCGTTTGAATCTGTAAATGTAATAAAATAGTCACTAGCACTAGCGTTAGTATTAGCAACTGCTATATTTGCACTTGCACCATTTGATACTGCATTAGCAACATCAGTTGTAGTTGCATAGTTATTAGTACTAAGATATGTTGATACTCTAGTGTCTGTGTAGTATAAGTTAGTACCTTCTGTTAAGTCAGCAGTATCATGGTTTGATAAACTAGATACTTCACCAGTAACGTCTCCAGTAAATGTAGCATTGCTTCAATCACTTCCTGCTTCAAGTATTTTACTTGTTCCGTCACTTGCGTAAATGTCTGCTGTTAATAATCCAATACTACTTAAATTGCTACTACCAATATTAATTGTATCTGCGCCAAGTTGACCGCTTAATGTTAAGTTACCATTACTTGGATTCAGTTTAAAGTTAGCAGTAGTAAATGCCGCCTGTCCTGTTCTAGATGCATGAGCTGGGTTACTTGTTACCCATAGTGGATAAACATTTCCATCTGTTGCATCACCATCTTCCTGCGATGATTGAAGTGTGTCTGCAACACCTGCAGTATCAACACCACCTGTTAATGGACCATTAAACTTACCATAGAACACAGTAGCGTTAGCATCTGAGCCAGCTAGTACTGAGCCTACATCAACAATTACGTTACCACTACTGTCTTTAACATCACCGTGATGTGTACCATAGTTATCAGTAACATATGCTTTACTCCAAGGAGTACCACTTGTACCAAGAGTCTCTGTATTATTTGCTACTATGTTAGCACTAGATGTTATTGTATCACTAATTACAAGTCTATTAGAAGTTGTTTGTGTACCACTTGCTGTAGCAAACACAATATTACTTCTCTCGCTGGAGTTGGCTACGTCAGTAGCATTTGCAGTAATAGTTGATTTTATTTGATCTAGTGTAGCTGGTACTGCACCATTACTTTGGAAAGTAATAACACCCAAGTCATCACCACCAGCAACATTGTCAGTTGTTTTTTGGAATTTTAAATTAAATCCTGCCGCACCGTTATCATCAAGTCTAAGTTCTAATACTTCGTCAGTGATAATAGCGTTTGTTGTAATAGTATCTGTAACTGCATTTCCTAATTCAATGTTACCATTAAACGCAACATCACCAGTAACAGTTAAGTCATTATCAATTATAACATTGTTACTAAATTGAGCATTACCATCATTAGACATATCAAAAGTTAATGCGTCAAACATAGTACCGTCATCGTTACCACGTATACTTAATATTTTATCTAGTTCTGGATATTCAAGACTTAAACCATTTGCAGTATTAACAAACTTAAATATGTCAGCGGTTGCATCTTTAATTACAACGTCACCGCCATTTGCATTAAGTTCAATGTCAAGTTCTGCATCTAATACAATGTTACCTGTTGCTTCAACAGTAAAGGCTTTTGCTGTTCCGTTAACATCAATAGTAAACGCACCCTGTGTTGTAAGCTCTTGAGCATCTACAGTAGTATCAAAGTTTAACCTTTCAGAAGTTCCTTCTTTGAATATAACATTCTTGCCAGCTGGGTCAAGTATAATGTCACCACCTGTACCAGGAGCAACTGTAACAGTTTCAATTTCAAAGTCACCGTTAGTTCTACTAATTTTATTACCATCAAACACACTGTCGTCAACTGTAATGCCAGCGTTTGCTGTAACAGCATCAGTAACACCCAACGTACCAACAATACTAGTATTACCTGTATTACCTGCTACACTAAATTTAACATCTGTGCCATCAACAATATTAAATGAGTTATATACGCTAGTTGAACCGTTTAAAATTTTAACACGAGTTACTTCGTTAGTACCTAGTAAAATTTCTGTTTCTTTTACTTTAAATGCATCAGTATAACCAGCAACTACTAAACCAATCTCTTTTAGACCAGTGTGTCTACCACCAGCGCCAATTGATATACCAGTACCTTCACTTGTAAGTTCGCCTGGTGCTTGAATGTAGTTTGTGTAAACCCAAGGTGTAACTAAGTATGGTTCACTATTTGATTGAGTAGGACCTTCAGTGTTCTGTTGGAAGTTACCTGCAAATCCACCATAGTTAGTAGCATCTTTAAGAATAGTTGTTGAACCAATTTGTACTGAAGCATTTGGTATGCTAACTGTACTCTTATCTGAAAGTGGGGTACTTGTTGACGGTGCTGTACCTTCAATTTGTATACTTAAATGATCGTTTGGAGTGTATATAGAAAGTGTGTCACTTTGTGTATCTAGTACTCTGCGACTATCTACTAATAAACCTCTAGGGTTAATCCAACCACCTAAGTTAAGTGTATTATCTACACCTGAAATTGTGTCACCGTTTTTAAGTGTTCTAACTATACTATCGTCTGAACCTGTTTTACTAATTATACTAGATCCATAAACTCCGTCACGTATTTTAACAAGTGCTGAGCCTAGTAAATTCTGTGAAGTAATAACTGATGTTGGAACACTTTGTGTACCTAATGCACTACCACTTACAATTTGTAGTTGTCCTGTAGTATTAAATGTTCCTGCTGTATCTACAAGCACCAATTCGTTTTCAGTATTTACTGCACCTTGTACAGTACCTGTAGCACCTGTGTTACCTACCTGTGTAATATTAGTACCGTCTGGTAAAGTAAGTTCTCCAGTAGTAACAATAATTGTACCTGAAACTTTTGTTAGTACACTATCGTTAAAGTCTTTATCTTGTAGACCTCCACCTTCATCAACTACTAAACTAAATGGTATAGCTCTAGCAATACCACTTTCGCCTGCACCTTCTTGTTCACCATCAAAGTCAACATCAGCACGACCAATAAGTGTTTTCTCTGGTAAGTCTTGTATCTTATCAAAAGTAATACCACGGTCTTTAACATTTATAAAGCCTGTATTTAATATTGTATTAATAGTTGTATTACTTTGTGCATCAGCATCTTGTGTATAGTCACTTTGGTTAATAGATATTCTTGTAAGTCTATTTGCACCAGCGTTACCAATAGTAAATGCTGTTGATACTCTAACTTTAATTTGGTTAACGCCTGTGTCAGTAGCAACTACGTATGCTTCTTTTGCACCAGCAGTTTGTGTAATAACATCATTGACTGCTAGTGATGCAATAAACGCTGTAACGTCAGCACCTTGTAGTGTCCAAATTTGATCTTCAGCAAACACATCTGCATTAAATGCCGCTAAACCTTGATTGGCTTGTTTTGTACGTTGTCCTGCTGTACTTGCATCTTCAAAGTTATTACTGTTAGTAAGTACAGGAGCATTATTCATATCAAGTTTTGATTGTATAATGTCTGCTTCGTTGTTTACATCAGCATTAATAATACTTTGTGCTTGTAGTTGTAGGTTAACTTTAGTTGAACCTGGGTCTAATAATTGACCATTGCTATCCATTGTACCACGTATACGCTCGACTGCAATGTTAACATCACTTCTTGTTGTACTTCCTGGTACGCCATCACCTGACAGATTTGATTCACTTGCGTTTGCAAATTCTAATGTAGTTGTTACAACTGCACCGTCAAAGCCGCCTGTTGTATTACCATATGCACCATCTGTATTCTCTATCTTTTCATTACTAAAGTCTGATACAGTTGGTATTGTTATTGATAATGGGTAAACTGTTGTTGAAACTGCTGTACCAAACAAGTCTGTAATTGTTAATACGTTTGCACTATTACCAGCAACAAATGTACCAGTTGTGTTAATTAAACGTATTTCATTACCTTGTGTTACTTGTCTATTTTCATTTGTTGTACTTTGATCTTGTTCCCAAAGTATTTCACCTGTAGCACCTGTGCCAGACTGTGTAACAGTATATCCTCTTTGTGCTGTTAAGTTATTGTTAGCACCACTAGTTTGAATACTTGTAATTTGTAATGGTGAGTATGTTAGTACATATATTTCTTCACCGTTATCAAGTGTCTTGGCTTCTAGGTCTTCAATGTATGCCGCTGTTTCAGAAGCAACACCAGTAATTAATTGTCCAATTCTCCAATCATCTGGGTTACCAATTGTTTGTTTAACATAGACTCTTCTGTTACCTGTAAGTACTAATAAATCGTTTTTACCATAATCATCTTCAAAACTAATATCATTTAGTTCAATGTCTTTAAGTTCTTGAACTTCGTCATTAGCAAAAACACGCTTATCAACATATTGTTTTGTAGTTGCATCTAAGTCATCAGTTGGATCTGCTAACTGTACAAGTCTACCTGACTGCATGTTTAGTGTATGATTTGGATTGTTATTTGAATCTCTTGTAATTGTTAGTATTGGATTCTTTTGTGGAAGGAAGCCATCACCTAAGAGTGCCGCCTTAACATTCATATTTCTATCAAATCCAAGACGTCTATCAATGTATTGTTCTACAGCATATGATGTTGGAACTGTACTGTTATCAATTGGTGACATACCGTTATCACCAGTGAACTTACTAATTGTTTCACCATCTCTAAATCCTAGTCCGTCTAAGCCTGAGATATTAATTTGTGCCGCAAACTTAACTGTACCTGTACCTTGGTCAACTTCAAAGAACTTACCAACTCTAAAGAATCCATCTTCGTCTGTTGACATAACAAACACACGCCCTTTGCCTCTTTCCCAAACTTGAGATTTTTCAGCTACGTCGGAGTTAGTATATGCTTCTGCTTTTGCTTCTGAAGGGTTACCAAATAGTATGTTTGGATAGTTACTTGTGTTAAATCCACCAGTACCAATGTTACTAAAGTCATGTCCTGTTGCTCTGTTAAGTGAAATATTAACAGTAATACTTGCACCAATACCGTCCTGCGCACCAACACTTAAAACAACTTGTTGTGTACTACCTATGTCTAATGGACGAGCAATACCTGTACCTGGAGGTGTTGGATTTACTTGTGTGTTCTTATCAACTAATGCCGCCGCACCAATTTCAAGGTATGGGAAGCCTGTTAATTGTGTTCCGGCTGCCGGAGTACCTTGTGTATTACCTTCACCATCATGGTATGCTACAACAACATGTACTCTGTCTTTCCAACCAAATATCATTGAACCGCTGTTAAGTCTGCCCAAAGAATCTGCATCAGTTACAGGACTTGTAATAGCAACTTTTGTATCACCTGCTGTTGCACCGAATGTTGTAGTGTTACTAAATTCTACAACGTCTGTTACTGTTGTACTTGTTGCATTTATTGTAATAGAGCTTGTAGTAAATGATGTTCCGTTCCAATCACTTAGGTAAATTACAGTAGCACCTGCTTGTGATTCTGTAATAACACCACTTGCACTTCCTTGTGTAACTACATCACCACGTGTTACTGCAACTCCAGCACCTAGTGTTAGTTTAACTTGTGATTCAAATTTAGCCTTTGCAACTGTTGCTAATATGTATTTGTAGTTGTCATCAAATGTTACAAGGTTAAATCCTGAAGGTAATGTTTGATCTGCTGTATCACCCCATGATGAAATTGCTTGCTCATTAAATGCAAGTGATCTATAAACTTTAGAACCTTCTGATAATACAACTGCTGTTGAAGGACGAATGTCTGTACTTTCAACATTGTCAAATATAACTTTAGCTCTTGTTCTAATAACAACTGACTCGCCACCGTATAACTGTTGTGCTAGTCCGCCTGTTGCACTAGTACTATCTGATGTTTGGTTACTAAATGTAATTTTCCAAACAGCACCATTGCCACCTTTTAGAGGAAGTCCACTAGTATCAGAACTACTGTCAATAGTATTAATAGTTATGTTGTCAGTAAATTCTGTTGTGTCTGTGTTAGAATATACATCTGTAATTTTAATTTTATCACTAGTATTAAACAATGCCGCTGGACTGTCTGCTTGTGATACAAACAATGTTGTTCCGCCAACTACTACACCGTCGACATTACTTGTTCTTTGTGGTCTAACTACTTTACCAATAGCACCTGTAGTTTCTTGTGTAACTGTATCACCATAGTGTGCTTTAACTGCACCACTAAGTGTAAACTCTTGTTGGTTAACTGCTGGAATTAAATCTTCTACTATTGCTGGTATAACATTTACAACTTCATATTTTCTTACATCAGTGCCTTTTTCGTCTGCTGGTATAATAGCACCTAACGTTGATAAAGATCCTGAGAAGTTTCTAGCACTTGTTAGTGCCGCATCTGAGAATATTGTAAATGTATTTGCATCAACTCTATTAATATAGTGATCGTCATTTAGTCCTGTAACACCTACAGTATTTTCGATTGTAATCTTAGTACCAGTTTCGTATCCGTGTCCAGTAACTTCAACAGTATTTGTTCCTGTAAATGAAACTAGTGCAGTTCTTTCTGCAAAGGTAATATCAATTTCACCTTCTGGTAAAGGAATAAAGTCTGTATCGTAAACATACACATAGTTTTGTTGTTCTTCTGCTTCAAACTGTGCTGATACATTTCTATATACTTTAGCAGTTTGTACAGTGTTGTATGCTAGTTCACCACTTTGTGGAACTTCGTTAGGGTCACTACCTGCCGCAACTAAACCAAAGTTACCATAAGCATTTGAACCACCTACGGATCTAATTTCAGAACCGTTGTTTGCATAGTATGCCGCATGACAGTAGTATGTGAACATACCAACCATCTCTGATAAACCTGTGTTAGTAACAAGTAGACCGTAACCTAAATCGTTAATTTGTGTAAAGTCATTACCTAACTGTGATCTGTTACCAGCTGTTTGTAATACTGTTGTATAGTTTTCACTTTGTCCGTACTGTGGAGTTCTTACATCATTAACTAGTGTATAATGTGTAACTGGACCTTCCCAGCCTAAGCCGTTTCCGTTACCATCTTTAACACCTGAGTTGTCATCTAGTATAAGTTCACAAGTACCGTTTTCTTGATCATGGTTAATAATTGAGTTAACTTGGTAACGTATACCGTTTATATAGAATGGTGCTGGAACTTCAGGACGTCTTACAAATAAACCGTGTCCTACACCTACGCCATTAACTTGAACTTGTGAGCGTTTACTTCTTGCAAACAATCTAAAGTTGTTACCATTTTTACGACCTACAATTTCTAATGGCATGTTACCGTTAAATCCATCAACAAACATACCACCTCTAAATGCTTGCTTGTTAACTGATTGTGAGAAACTTGAACCTGTTTGGATATATGGTGACTTAGTAAGAATTTGACCTGCAGGGTCAAGCACTGTCATAAATCCACCGTGTCCTTGTACAGTACAGTTACGTATAATTGTAGCATCGTTCATTAAGAACACATCCATGTCTCTGTTGTGTATTGGTGGATTGTATTCTGGATTGAAAGCGTATGTTATTGTGTTAATAAGGTTAGTTACTACACCACTTGAACCATCTTCAGCCGCCGCAAAGTTAGTTTTCCAAGTTGTTAGTACTGTTCCGTTTGGCTCTTGTATGCCTGCAACGTTAAGTAAACTTTCACAAACAGTAGCAATTCTACTGATTGCTTGTGTTGTAATTTCTTCTTGTCCAACTTCTACTGCGCCCTCGTAGTACAAGCCTTGGACTTGCATTGATGCATCGTTACGACCTTTGGTTAAGTCATTTGCAAGTGCATCTACAATGTATCCAATATCTCTTTTACACTTAGTAGTAAAACTAAACTTACCTACGTTAACACTTTCTGGAACTCCTGCCGCACCATGCGATCCTGATATGCTACCTGTTAATTGGTTAGCAGTATTGAATATTGTTGTTGGCGATACAAGTACAACTGTTGTTTTACCTGCGGCGTTAATTGGATCATCTTTAACTTTACCACTAGCACCTGTAGTTGCCTGTGTCATTGTTTCGCCTTTAACAGCCGTTACTGTTCCAGTGAATACAATAGTTGTTTCTGCCCAAGTACCAAAGCCTGCTGTTTGTGCCGCTGTTGCTTGGATGTCCATCCAATCATATATATCTTCTTGTATATTGATTTTGTTTTCTGCTAAAATTAAACTTGCGTTAATTCTGTTGCCTAAGTTGTTAACACTTAATGCACTGTTTGTATTAATTGGTTTGCGTGAGTCTGAAGCATAATGCCAACCCATGTCAAAGTCTTTTGTATTTGTTGTATCAGCTGAAGCAACTTTTAATCCTGATTGTAACGCACCGTTTAATTTTAGATCATCTGTTAAATTAAACTGTGGACTTGCTGAGAAGTTTGCTCCTGCAGGGTTATATCCATCATTGTATGTAACAACTACTGCTGTGCCGTTTACAACATCTTCTTGTACAACTGCTCTTGAATCTGTATTACTATTAATAAAGTCAATAGTTAGATCGATAATATTAACACTTGCATCGCCACTAGCAATGTTTGTATCAATATCACCTTTAGCATCTCTAAGTGCCTGTGAAATATCTGCGGCATTTAGTGCTGATGTTGGAAGTGTAACACCTGTTGGCAATGTTTGATTGTTAACAGCATTGTAAATAATATCAAGTAATGTTTGTGCTTCACTGCCTTCTGTTGCACTTGCATTGTCACCACTTATTACCTGATCGTTAATACCGTCAGTGTTATCGTTACCGGTTGCACCTGAACGTGTAACACCTGTTAAAATATCTGTAACAATAGTTTTGAAATGTGTAATAGCCGCTTTAACAACTGTTTGGTATGTACCATTAATGTTAAGCGAAGTATCTGTAAAGTATAGTCTTGCTTGTGTTGAAGCCGCATCATTACCGCCATATAAAATGTTATATGTTAATGCATCAGTCCAACGTCCAATGTTTTGTTCAAGCAAGTCTTCCATGTCACTATCAAATCCTGCTGGAGGTGTAGTGTCATTATTAATGTGTGCAATAATTTCTGTTTTAATAAACGGTTTGTTTGCTTGTAGTTTGTCTCTTGCCGCAACTTTGTTTGAATCAACCCCGTTAAAGTCTGGGAATACAAGTGTACTTGTAATGTCAGCAACATAGTCACCGTCACCTGGATTGTTAACACTGTTTTCATCTGTGTTACCATTTTCAATAAGATCAAGTACAGTAGCAAAGTATGCTTTTGATCTATTTAATGCTGTAGTGTTGTCTGCAACGTCATCTAATAATGATACTCTGTTGCCTGCAAATCCAATTGATGCTAATTCTTGCTGTAATTGACTTGCTTGTACAACGCCTGCACTTGTGTTTTGATATGCAAGACCTTGAACAATCTGGTTATAGTTTGTACCTAGTACAATATCAAACCCTGCTTGTTCTAAAATGTATTGTATGTCACGTCTACACTTTGCTTCGTTGTATGTAAACGTACTTGTTTGTGTAAGTATATCACCTTTGTATGCTGTTAACGTGCCGCCAGTAAGCGTAAGAGCAACTTCGTCTGCAAACGTTACTGTGTTGTTGTGTAGTGTTAAGCCATCAAAGTATTTGTCACGATAAAAATAAGTGTTTGCCCATTTAGATTGTGATACACGATTCTTTGGACGTATAATTGCACGTCTCATCTCGTCACCAACAACTGAAACTTGTGAGCTTACTTTAATTGGATAGTCTTCTTCGTAAATACCTGATTCAACTTTAATAGTAATTTGTTTTTGACTAACTCTGTTACCGTATTCTAGTTCGTCACCTAAAGAATCTGAAACTTCAACGTTTTGAATATCTCTACCAGCACCGTCAACTAAAAACTCAAATGGTTCTTCAAGTATTAGTTCTAGTTCGTCTGTGTTAGTAGCATCATTAATATCATTACTGTATGTAATAATTCTACCAATAGCACTACTGCGTGAACCTGTTACAACTTTACCTGGTATAAGGTCTGTGTTTAAATCTTTACCTTGCCATACACTGTCATTACCGCCATTGGTAATTCTAAGTACGTATGGAGCACCTTCTCTTAGTGCTGGTGCTGAGTCAATACCATTGTCAATAATGTTTGTAACAATACCAATCTTAGCACTAAACACATCAATAGCCGCACTTGGTGCGTCAACTAAACCAACATCAAAAAACTGATTGTAATCTGCGTTAAGTGGATTTGGATATGCTGTGTTAATTAAAATGTAAGATTCAAAAAGTTCTTTTGCTTTGTTAATTGTTGCAATAGTTTGTGCTTCTTGTGTAGTAACAGCAAGTCTACCACTTGAATTACTGTAATATCTTAAACCAGCACTTCTTGATAATTTGTTTGCTGTTGTACTTGAACGTGTGTCAAGTCTACCTGCATCAATAATGTAACCTAAGTCTCTTGCACATATTGCTTCGTTGTATGCAAAGTTTTTCCATATATAAGTTGGATCACTTTCAGTAAGTGTAAGGTCAGCATTTGCTGTTGCAATTTGTAAACTTACCCATTTAATTGTTTCTGCAATAACAAAGTCTTTGTTTTGAATAACAAGTGAGTTAAACTTTTCAGTTGATGCTCCGTAATCTGCTCTTTCACCTGCTTTAAAGTCTGCACTATAAATTTTAGATGATACAAGTGATTGTGCAGTAGCACCGTACTCAATTTTCTGCATGTATGGACCAGGTTCTACTGGACTTGATATAACAATTTCTTCTGCTCTACGTGCCGCGGCGTTTACTGATCTATATGCATATGCTAGTGAACGTCCTTCTTTGCCCGGAGGTGTTGATGCTTGTGTGTCATCACCTGTTGTACTAACAAACAAATTAATGTTTGAAGCAAAACTTGTGTTGTCTACATAAAATTTTGATGCCGCTTGTAAATCTTCTATACCATTAGGAGTACCTATGCCTGCAAGTTCACCTGGATGATCTTCCAAGTATAATTTGCCTGCCATTTGATCACCTTGTCTACGGACAATGCTTTCTCTTGGTATTGCTTCGTTAGCAAGGAAGTCGCCTGTTAATTTTTTAGGCTGATAATAAAAGTCTGCTAATTGTTGTGTACCAGTACCGCCTGCTACATTTAATTTATTTGTTCCTGCTTCTGCGTCTGTTTTAGTTCTGTATAAGCCAAGTTGTGTATCACTAACAACTCTTACAAAGAATGTACCAGTAGGAAATTCTGTTAAATCTGTTAATGCTTTTGTACTTGTTTGGTCTATTGCTGATGTTAATGTTGAACTGTATGTAAAGGAAGCACCATTTGCTGAACTATCAAAGCCGTGTCCTTGTCCTGTTGTTAATACACCATCAATATATCTGTCATTAATAACTGCGTTACCACTAGTGTAACTATTAATTGTAAATGTATAATCCTCAGTAGATATTTCATCTTCTGTTCTAACTCTTAGTTGTGATCCTGTTCCAGTACCACCACCTTTTAAGTAATTGGAGTCTGCGTAACCTTTAGTAATAAGAACATCGTCAATGGTGTAGCCGTTGTCTTCTGCTTTTTGTTTCCAAGTATTTGCTGGCGCTGGATTGTATGCAACAAAGTTTCCAGCCATGTCTAAGTTTCCGCCTAGTGTTGGAGCACTATCACTTGCTAAGTCACTTTTGACTGCTCTAACAACAATAACAGGTCTGCCATCGTCGTCTATTCTACTTGCATCAAATGCAATACTATCATCTAGTGTAGGATCTATAAATTTATCTGAAGCAAATCTAAAAAACTCTAATTTACTACCTTGTGTATCATTATTGACACCTGCCATAACTGGCGCTGAGTCTGTACTTGGAAAGTTTTCAAACGAGTCAATTGCAATGTCACCTAAGTCTGTAAGTGATATTTGGCCACCTTCGCCAAATACTGCATATAATTCATTAAAGTTTTCGTTTACCTTACGAAACGACTCGCGAATTGAATCGCCTGTACCGTCGTTACCTTCTACACCAATGTTTACGTCTTGTTTTGCCATTTTAAATTATACTCCAACGGGCTATTTTAATTCTGTTGCAAGAATTTGTTCTTGTTCAGCAAGTTTGTCCATGTCTATGTTAATGCTAACACCACAGCCGCAACTGCTTTTAGACATAGGATTGTCTATTTCAAACTGCGATCCTATAATGCTTGTTTTGTAGTCAATAGTTGAACCTGCAAGATAAAGTAAACTCATTGTTTCAACTGCTAAGTTTCCATTGCCAGCTTCAACAATTAATGCGTCATCTTCAAGATCTGAACGTTCTGTAGCAGTGTCCCAATCGTATTCGAACCCAGCACAGCCACCACCTTTCATACCTAAAGTAACAGCGTATACGCTATTATCTGTACATAATTTGTCTAATTGTGTTTTTGCGGCATCAGTAAGTGTGATCATATTCAACTCCTTTGTAGTATTTAGTCTATGTTTTTATAATCTTAATGTAAATATAGTTATGTTTATAAGAGAATTTAAATCACAAACCAGGCACGTTCGTAAAAGTAAAACCGGCAAGGAACATACCTATAGTCGTGATGTAACATTAGTAGTAATGCGTTGTGATAATTGTAATACAGAGTTCGAACGTCCAAGAGGATCAATGGATCCTAAACGTATTTCGAACAACTATTTTCATGTATGTAAGAATTGTGATGCAAAGAAATTTGCACAAAAGATGGGCGTAACCAAGAAAAACATCTGGGATATGCCTGCATCTAGTGGTTTAGATATTAGTAAACTTTAGACGTAACGTGCTGTTTTATAGCAACATGCTTCGTCGTCTGGGTTATCACATGCTCTTTTACTGTTGGTATAGATAGTATCTAACCAATCTTCACGTTCAAACACCTCTACAACATCATCAACTTCAATTGTAGTATCAGTTTCAGTATCTGTTATTGTAATATTAAATAATGGCTTAGTAAACCCACCAGGCAATGTTCTAACATTGCCTGAATTTACATATGTGAAATCATATTTTCCTACTAACATTATTAGTCTTCTTTTTTCCAAATAGTCCAAGCACCATATGCAATAGCACCGTATGCGGCTAATTTAGCAAAAGGTCCTGCAATCAATACAATAACACCTACTGCAATAAGAGCGGCTCCATCCCAAGATGTACGCTCGTCAATTCTTGCTTTTATCCAGTTAGTCATAAATTACTCCTAGTTTTTCTTAAATCCGTCAGCAGTTTCATTTGCAACGGTCTTCATTGAAGGTAAGCCTCTACGAAAAGTTGTATCCTTTCTAAGTGGTGCCTTAATAAATTGATTTGTATTATCAGGCCTCACACCAACTACTTTGTCTAGTGTTAGTTCACCTTTATTGAATACTCTTGATACTTTTCTTTGAGCCATATTTGCTTCTCCTGTGTAATGTATTTATTAAATATATGTTCCTATAGGAGGAAAAATTATGTTTAAATGGATAAACAAGATCTTAGGTAGAGCAACAGTGCCCAATATTATTGAGGAAGTATTTCCAGAAGAAATACCAGCTGAGCCAAAACCTAAGGCTTCGACAAAGAAAAAAGCAACAACCAAGAAGACTTCTACTAAGAAGAAAGGTTCAGGTAAATGTGATTTCGATAAGTTAACTAAAACTCAACTCCTTAAAGAGGCAAAGCAACGTGGCGTTAAAGCCAATGCAAGTCTTTCTAAGAGTGAAATTTTAAGTAGACTTAAGGCCTAATAAGGCCTTTTAACTGCTCTATAGCAGTTTCACAGCGAGTTAGCTTACGCTCTAATACAGTAATGGCCGCTCGCTGTTTTCTTGACTGCTCTTCCAAACTAGTTACGTATGAGAGTGACGGTACCTCTTGTTGTGTACCATCTTCGCCGAGCATAGTAAAGCGGTCAACACCTTGTGCTTTTAGTCCGCCTGTAACTCTGTTGGGATTTTTATCCGCTGATGGCGCTGTGTTCTTGGACTGACGTCCGTACATTTGATTCAAATAACTCATAGTGTTCTAATTCCTCTTTGTATTTATATAAGTCAATACTAGCAAGGTTCTTACATTTGCTCTCGCACATAATATCTGTGTAAGGCAAGAAGCTCAAAGCCCAGTCATTGACAATTTGGTTAGGATAGTAGTCGCTGTGCGCTCGTAGTTTTGCTTTCTTGTAGCCTGACTCTAGTAGTGCTGGCATATCGGGCATAGTATCGTGTGCAAAGCCTTCGGGCAATGCTTCGTTACGACTGTATGAATAAT